ACTGTCTGCCCGCCGCATACGTCAATTTTGTCTGTGTATACACAGGCGGTTGTGTTTGAATCGGCTTTTAAAGACCCGTCTACATCAAAATAATAGCCCGTATTTTCTGTGTAGGCTATAGGGACTAGAATATTATTGAGTGTCGATTTCAAGCCGTTAACCTGCCCTCTCACAGCTTCACCGGCTGTTTCATATTCTGCACCGTCATATCCAGCCCGAATATCTCTCAATTCGGTGCCGACATCGCCGCCGGAGCCTGCGGGAGAGGCAACCAGCGCCGCCATCTGCGCCCGCATTAAATCATTACTAGACAATACATTGTCAAGCGCGGTGAATTTGCTTGTGCCTTCAATAGCCGTGTTGTTCCGAATTGATTTCTCCACCACAAAATCAAACGACTTTGTGGAAATAATCGGGTGGGATGATTCTGCTCCATAAATCCAGATTTCGCCCTCATAATTACCAGCTGTTTCGGTGACACTGCTAGGCAAGAGAAATGTCACAATGCCTATTTCGCCGTCGGCAACTTCACCATCAATATACGCTACATCTTCACCGCACGGCGCGCCTTTCGGCTGAATGTAAAGCCGCGCCGTGCAGTTTTCAAGATTGAAATATTTTTCATCATCGGGCAAGTTCGGCAAATCATTGTCAAAAATCTGAACATGAATAAACCGGCTTAGATTATCAAACTGCTTGACCGTTACAGTCGGTAATTTCTCATTGATATCTTTTTGAATCGGAATATAGTCTTGCATATTTTTCAAAATACCCCCTTAACTCATTGAGAATCTGTAGCTCTTCGGGCTGGACGCGCTGCCGAGCTTTCCTGCGGAACCGCCGTAGGAAGACCCCGCGCGCGAAACATAAAAATCAACCGTGACGGCGTTCCCAGCAACGTTCCCCGAGAGAGTCAGCGAAGCCGAATGTTTCGCAGTGCCGGACCATGAGGAATTGCCCTGCTTGATCACAGCCGAGACCCATGCGCCGCCGTTCATACGGGCAAAGACCGTCAGTTTGATGCCGCTGCCAAGGTGGGAAGAGGAAGAGTTCAGCCATGCCGCAAAAGTCAGATTCACCGTCAGTGCGGTGCCGTTTCTGGTCGCGGCATAGGTCGCGGCGTAGTTGACCGTCGGACGCGCCACGGTGGAAGAAACCTTGCTCACCAGCGTGCCGGATGCACTGCCCGACCCGCCCGAACCGCCGGAATCATTCCATAAATCGACCCAAGCGGAGCCGTTCCACCGCCTCCCGAACGTCAGATTCACCCAAGCAGACCCATTCCAGCGTTTCCGTAAGCCCACATCAGCAAAGGAAGCGCCGGTATATCGTTTAATCATAAAAAAACATCACCTCTAACACTCAACTCTCAACTCTTTCACCATAGCCACAGATCGCCGGTGGAAGGGTTGGACGGCGCGGACTGCTGGACGAAGACAGCGGGAGCGGAGGAAGCTGCTGGCAGAACAGAAGCGGCGCGCGTGATGGACGTAATCGCGGTTCCACTGATGTTGATATAGAATACCGCAGTCTGGTTGACATTGCCTTGTGTGAGCAACTGCGAAGACGACAGCGAAGGCGCGGAAGGTGTCCCCGTAACGGCGGTCCCTTTGATGACAGTCAATGTGTGGGTATCTGCAACATCACCTCCGCCGCGGGTAAATACCGACGCGACAGTATCAATGCGATTGTAGCCCGCTACACCTGCGTCAACGGATAGCTCCAGTGTCTCTCCTTCGGGTATCCACATGATGTACCCGTGATTGCTTACGCCGCCGCCGGAGAGCCGGACTGTGTTGTCATCAACCTTGACGCACGAGAGCGAGCCGATGATGCCGTTATCTGCCCCCAGCATGCAGCGGTGGACAAAAGCATCGTCCTCCGCAGATATATGAGCGGATGCACCGCTTGGCGTGAATATGGTTATCGCCTTTTGTCCCATAAGTTATACCTCCTCGTATTTATTTCACCGTGTATTGCAGGCTTACTCCGTCGGCCGAAACGGTGAGAAGCTTGCTTGTAATGATGCGCACGTCGCTTAAATCCAGTGTGCGATCGCGCAAGCCCACCTTATCACCAAGCGGAAGGTCGAGATCACCCGAATCAAAGCTGATTTCAATGCCATTCTGAGCCCCATGCTCTTTCAACTGCTTCTTCGCACCTTTGATAAGCTCCTTCTCGTCCTCGGCTGACGAGTAATCATAAACCAATGCCCGCTCTTCTGCGCCGGAAGGTATTCCCGCAGCATTTGAATTAGTGGTCATACTCCCATTTGGTAATAGCCAGACATGCCGCACAAGGCGGTTTTCCTGTTCTCCGCGTCCGAGTGCAATGATGTGATTGTAGGCAGCTTCTCCGAGCGTCGATGTATAGGAAAAATCATAATCCCCCGAAAATTCGATCTCGTCCGAATGATCGGTGACGCTCGACGTGGAAAGCATTACTTGTCTGCTGTCGGAATTGAGCGTCAGCACCAGCCGGAGTCCGAGGGCGTCAAGCGTATCCAGAATCCCGTCAAGTACAGTCTGATAGCGGAATTTCTGCCCGCACAGCAATCCTGCATTCCCTGACGGAGCGGAGAAAAGTCCGTCAAAGCCTGCAACAAGCGTTCTTATGGCAGGGTAAATATCAATTTCGCTCATGTCAAGATGGCTCTGTCCGTCCGGCGGCAGAATGACCCTTCGCGAGAGCATACCGCGCCAGGTTACGCCGCTCAATTTGACGGTGTGAGATTTTGAGACTTTTTTAATGGATTCCAGTCTCCCGCCCCATTCAGTAGAGGGGAAGTATAGATAGTGTCCAAGCGCAAAGCCGTACCGGCTGAAATCCTCCGCCAATATCTCCGCTTCCCAGTCGTTTCCTTGTACGTCCGGTTCCAGAGAAATGATTCCGTCGTAGCGTACAAAATCCACAATACCAAGTTCATTGAAGCTATCGTCCGCATGTACTAAGTCCATTCCGGTTCACTCCTTTGCGTCAGAAATGTCACCTCGCAGGCGAATTGTCCGGAACAACTTACCGTAAGCGAACCGGACGGCGCATACTGAAAATTGTCAACGCTCTTTTTGCGAAGGTTGAAAATATTGGAGCGTGTTCCGGACTGACCGACACGGTAAATAATCTTGTCGCGCTGGTCAATCACAACATAGCTCCCCGCTGAAATACTCGTGTTGACCGAATACTCATTTCCACCGATATACACCGAAGGATTGTCGCAAGCGCCGAATATTTTGAGTATCATCGGGGCCGGTGCAGCGGTATCATTGACAAATCGCGCCACGCTGCCGCCCTCGGAATACTTGTAGGGGTATTTTCCGAGATACTTTTTGTCAGCGGTATCAGTCGCCGTTGTCACCGGAAGCACCGTGACGGGTTCTTCCTTCACCCATGCGGGAGAAATGAGCTTGAGCGTCAGCCCCACCACTGTGTAGGTGGACCAGTCGCGGTCAATGGTCTTGACGGAAGCGGTTGCAAAACAGCGCACATATCGGTCGTTGATCCACAGCTTGCCGGGCGTAAGCGTGCAGAGGTCATATTCGAGAACATTGTGCAGTCGGTCGATGGCTGCGTTATGATCGACTTGGGTGTCGGCGAACACATCAAGCACCACTGTTCTGTCCTGCACAGGCCGACGCGCGGCGACAGCCCGACCGCCGTCCCGAATGGCGCGGTCGTAAGCTGAAATATTCCACTGCCAGTCAAAAAGCCCCGTTGTCTGCACGACAATCGGAGCTTCGTCAAAGCGTATTGTTTCTCCTGCGGAATTCTCATAATAAATGCGGTAAGGCAGCAGATCAGACATACTCTCTCACCAACCTTCCGAACGGTCTGCCGTCAATCTCCATAGTGGTCTGGGAATCTGCAAGCCGCTCCACTGCATCCAATAGCCTGTCAAGCCGGTCGCCGTAATTCATGGAATGGACGCTTGCATAATTTAAGCCCGGGGACGAAATACCGCCCAGAGCCTCAGCGGTTTCAAGCGAAATAGCGGAAGCCGTTTCGTAAAGGCTTCCAGCGCCGTTTAACAGACCGACTTCCATGCCCTCGGCAACAGCCTGACCCATGGGGATCATGACCTTGGAAGGAGAGTTAATCCGCAGTGCGCCGCCTATTACTCCGGCAATTCCAGTGGCAAGGCTTCTTGCTCTGCTCATCAGGCTTGGAGCCTTGTCATTAAGGCCGCTGAGAATACCGCTGACCACATTCCCGCCGATACCTGTGAAGCTGACCGAACCGGCAGCTGTGACCATGCTCTGCATGATGCCGTTGATGGTAGAAACAGCAGAATCTTTCTTAGCATTCATGCCAAGAATTAAGCCCTCAATGGTGTTGTTTCCCATTTCCTGCATGACTTTGGACGGTGAAGCAATGCCCATCTTGCGTTTAAATGCGCTTATGTAGCTGTCGCCGTTTGCCTCGGCAGCTGCATATAGTTCTGGGTTAGCAGCTTCCAGCTCATTAAGCATACCCGCACATGTGTTTTTGATCTGTTCCTTTGCGTCATCCGGCAGGTCGTCAAACTCCGCGAGTATTTTTTCAGCCATTTCAGCGGTTTCTTGCGGGACAGCTTTTCCTTCGGCTTCAAATGTAGCTGCCATCTGTAAACAGGCATTTACCGCCTCTAATGACATACCGTTCGGTAACATTTTCACTTCATTGACGATTTTATCGCACAGATCATTTACGGTATTGATTGCCTCTTCTGCGCCTATCGAGCCGTCTTTTATTCCCTGAATAAAACCTTCCGGCAATTCGACACCGTGTTCTCTCAGACTCAATGCGGTGGTGGAAATCTGCGCAAAAATTTGATCGCTAAGGTCATTCATGCCATCTTTGACGGCTTCACCGTAAGTATACATTTGTACGGCAAATCGGCCCGATAGTGATTCAATCGCGGCGTCTGATTCCTGTGCCGCTTTTTCCGCCGCCTCCTTGGGGAGCTTTGAAATCGTTGCAACTGCTTCCTCCGCGCCAATGGAACCGCTTTCCACGCCCTGAATAAATCCATCGGGTAATTTCAGCCCTGCTTTTTCGAGTTCCCCCGCGGCTTGCTCAAGATAAGTTTTCGCGTCGGATAGTACTGCTTCATTCCCTGTCTGCATGGCTGCGCCGTAGGCCTGTATTTGCTGAATAAACTGAGCTGACAGTTCAGTAATTGCCTTTTCCTGCTCTTCTTTGGCATAATCACCTTTCTTTTTCATGACGCTGCCAAGGTCTTCATAATATCCGCTTAAAATAGTAGTTGCTGTTTCATAATCCCCTTTTGCGATAGCGGCCATTGACTTGTCATAAGCGTCAATCACTTCACATGAGGATTGATATTGGGAGAAGGCGTTACTTGCATTTTCCGCGAGTTGATTGTAAGTATCACATAACGCCTTATATTCTTTCACGGAAAGACCCGCTAAATATTCATCATCATTCAGCTTCTTTTGAAGCTCATTCATTTCGGCGAGATTCTTGACATATATGGAATAGTATTTTGCTTTTTCTTTTAATGCGTTCTGATATTCCGGCTCAAGCGAATCAAGCATTGCCTGCGCTTTCTTCTGCTGCACATAATTATCAATTTCGCCTATTAAGGTTTTGTAATTGGTGATTAATGTGCCCGTTTTATTCAGTTCAACGGTGAACCCTTTTTCATTGAGCTGCTTAACGACATTTTTTAGCTCTTCTTTACTTCCGATTAATTTACCGTTTTTGTCAACAAGGTCCTTCAGCTTTTTTCTCAGATTTTCTACGGAGTTAATTTCTTCCGACTGTGTGGAATAGTTGCTTAACCGTGCTTCTTCGAGATTTTTGAGCGATTCGGTTATTTCGTCAATTTCTTCGGCAGAATCCTTGGCTTCTTCCATTTTCTTATTGAATTCGTCGAGCGCCTCGCTGCCACGGTGCAGATCTTTATAAAGAGCTATGCCAACCGCTGCCACTCCGCCTATTGCCAATAACGCTAAGCCCGCGGGGCCGATCACGGCAGTAAGCGCAGAACCGACGCCAGCGATGCCGCCTCCTGCTGTGCTGAAAGCCGTCGCCATTGTTCCTACAGTGGATACCAGCTTACCGCCGGCAGTTACTACTGAGCCAATTCCAGTCGCAAGCGGACCGGTAGCCGCCGCAGCCAGTCCCGCATAGACAATAAATTTCTTCGTCCCGTCGTTTAGCCCGCTGAACCCCTGCACCGCACTGGAAGCCAAGCCTACCAAATCCTGCGCTACCGGCATGAGCTGCGTTCCGAAGCCGATCGCCAGCTCTTCCGCCTGCGATTTCAGGACAGTGAGCTGACCTTTGAGATTGTTCTGCATGGTCGCCGCCATTTTCCCGGCAGCGCCGTCGCAATTGCTGATGGCACCCGATAGCTTGGCAATATCTTCGGGAGCCGCGTTCATCATGGACAGCCACGCCGAAATACCCTCTTCACCGGCAATCTTCTTGGCGAATCGTGAAGCGTCTTCTTCGCTGAGTGTCTTCCACTGCTTTCGTGCGTCATTCAGAATATCGCCGAAGTCGCGTACCTTGTCGTTTGCGTCATAGAAGTCTACACCAAGCTCTTCGGTCAGTACACCCAGCGCGCCGAGAGATTTGGACGATGCGCCCGCGTCGGTTGCAAGTCTGGTCAGAATGCTTCTCAGTGACGTGCCCGCCTGTGAGCCTTTGATGCCCGCGTTCGCCATCAGTCCGACAGCCTCCGCCGTGTCCTCCGCGGATATGCCGAGAGCACCGGCAACAGGCGCGACATACTTGAATGTTTCGCCCATGAGCGACACATTGGTGTTGGCATTGGAAGATGCCGCCGCCAGAATATCCGAGAAATGCGCAGAATCGGACGCTTTCAGACCGAACGCCGTCAGAGCATCCGTCACGATGTCGGAGGTAGTGGCAAGGTCCTCGCCCGAAGCGGCGGCAAGGTTCATAATGCCCTCAATACCGTCCAGCATATCGCCTGTCTTCCAGCCTGCCATTGCCATATAACTCATGGCGTCGGCAGCTTCGGACGCGCTGAATTTGGTCTTGCTGCCCATCTCCCGCGCTTTGTCCCGCAGTTTGTCGAGGTCTTCACCTGTTGCACCGGAAATCGCCTGCACCTTGCTCATGCCGCTGTCGAAATCGGCGGCGACCTTGATCGCGGCAGCTCCGGCACCGGCAAGCGGCAACGTGACGTTGCGTGTCAAAGTGCCGCCGATGGACGTCAAATTCTCACCGACGCCTTTTATTTTATTGCCTGTATCGGTAAATTTCTTTCCGAGGGCAGCGACTTTATCCCCTGACTTCTTAACCTTGTCACCGGTTTCAGAGAATTTATCGCCTGTTTTCTGTGCCTGATCTCCCGCATCGGAAAGATTTTCGGCCGCAGTGGTCGCCTGTCTGCTTGTGTCGGTGAGCGTTTCGCCTATCTCTGACAGACTTTCGCTTGTATCTGAGATGGCGGTGCTTGTCTCCGATAGAGATTGACCGGTCTGCGTCATCTCCGCGCCTACACCGTGTATCTGCTGTCCGACGATACTGCCGTCTCTGCCGAATTCTGTCAGCATGGTACTCGCTGTTTGAAGCCCTGTCTGAAATTGGCTCATATTCAATATCAGATGGGATTCAATGGTTCCTGCGTTAATTGCCAAATGTCCTCACCTCCGCTCCTAATTTCTTCATCATTTCCACGGTCTGCATATTGACGGACGGACTGGCATTGCCGCTGGTCTTCGCGCCGCTTTCTGGTCGTCCGAAAAACGGACGCTTGCCCTCGTCAAGCTGGGAGATAATCCAACAGCAAGCCTCGTCAAAGCAATAGGCCTCATACCCGTCGTCAATCCGTAAAATGTCGCTCGGTCTACTCCGAAACCTCCGCGCCATGAATATCACCGTCATTATCTGCGGGGAGCTGACGAAATCGGTCAAGCGCCTTTGCCCCCAGCTGCGTAAACTGGAAGATAGCGATCAACTGCTCGTCGGTCAACTCGATTCCGGCAGCTTCCAGCTCCTCAAACGTCGGCTTGACCATAGCGGCGCGGGCTACCTCGACCAGTACGCGCCCTTCCTCGGCCAGATCGCCGGCATCGGGAGAGACGCCGCTGTAAAAGAGTTTTCTCGCGGTCTTCATCAGGGGATTGGCAATCGCGCCCTTCGCCGCCAGAGCGAGAATGGAAGGTCGTTTCAGCTCGCATTCCCACACACCGCCGCACCAGTCGGGCAGCGTCACAACACGGGAGGTTTTGATAGAATCAAGAGTATTCAAAATAATCATTCCTTTCCAAACGCATTAAGCGATATTTAAACCGCCGTGTAAGTCGAGCCGTTGTAAATGGCATACGTTCCCACGGAAATGTCCGAAAGACCTGTAATGTCGGAAGCTGCGACAAGAATACACGTCTTTCCGCTGACAGGAGACGCAGGCATATCACCCGAAGCCGTCACCACTACCGGCAGCGAAGGCAGCGCAACAACCGTCATAGGCGACTGGCCCTTGGAAGGTCTGCTTTTGAGCGTGTAAGAGGGTGCGTAGAATTCGCCGTCCTTCAGGCTCACCGAAGTGGGCGAACCGGAAGCATGGGGGAAAATAAAAGCGGTGTAGGAGAGAGCATTGCCATCGTAATCCTTTTCACTCGCGTAAACCGCAAGGCTGCACTTGGTACGGCTCACCACTTCGCACGCGGTGGGCGCGGTATATTTCTTGAAGTTATCGCCGCTCACGGTGCTTGCACCGCCGTCTACCAGAGCGAAGACTTCCGGCGAAAAGACCGAATCGGTGAGGTTAATATTGAATCCCTTGACAATATCCTCGGTGATGTTCTGGGCGAGAATCCGATTCTTGATACGCAGTTCGGTTTCGGCTCCGGCTGAAATCTGTGCCTCGGCAGAAGCGTCGCTCGCCGTGTCAAAGGAGAACACTCTGGGAGTGGGTTCTTCTGTGATGATGTCTACCCGCTCAATGTTGGCGATAGCCATCTGCTGTGTTGCCATAATTCTTCAAATCCTTTCATCGTAAAATCAAAAAAGGCGTTTCTGGAGTATGTATTCCACATACCCCGTATGCGCCCTGAATGTATCGTTTATGTCGTGAATTCCCTCATTGCCCGTTGGTCGGAGATCAGCGGCAAGAGGAGCGAGAGCCGCCTTTACGCTGCTGATGAGGCTGTCGAGCTGGGGGTATTGATTGACAGGCACATAACAATGCACCTCGAAGAGCGTGTACCCAAGACGTCTGGACTGCGCATAGCCATATGTCCCGAAATTCTGCACCACCACATAAGGCGAATTGCATACCCCCGGCTTTGCTCCGGGATATTTTACCGTAATTCCGGCTCCCGTCAGTGCGGTTACAATATCGTCATAAGTCATAATCCACCTTCTTTAGTGCAGCGCGTTCATCATGGCGGCAAATCCCCGCAGTGTTTCGGCGGCCAGCGCATTGACGGCAGGATAGAGGATAGCGTATTTCTTACCGTGGGCAAGCTCCAGATAAACCGAATACGGCATATTGCCTGTCACACCGATAATGAATTTACCGTTGCCCGAATGACCAGAGCCTATCTGGGTGGGAAGAGAATAAGAGTGATCACCGCCAATCTCTCCCCAGCCGGATATGCCTTTCATGGTGTCACGCGCAAGGTGAGTGTGGTCTTTCCACTGGCGGTTCTTTTTGGCATAAGCCTCCATTTTGAGAGAAGCTGTCTGTCCATAAAGTTCAATGCCCCTGCGCACCTTGTCGTTTGCTGTCAGTAAGCCATTCAGCGCGTTGTCAATGTTAATGTGAAACTCCACCCTCATACACCTCCAACTCAATCACATGGTACAGATCATAGACTGATTCTATGGCAGTCATGCGATAAAATGCGTCTCCAATGGAGACTAAATCTCCGACCTTGCAGGTGACCGGATTGTCAAAGGTCAGCAACTTTCGAGTCTTGCCGCCGCCTTTGAGCAGGTTTCCGGCAATCTCCAGCGCGAAGGAGCCGAGACGTGACCCTTTGGCGTAGTAAAAGCCCTTGACGGTCGTATAAAGCACCGGCGTTCCCTCCGCGCCGTAATCATCGACCGGCACGTCATACACATTGTAAGTCTGCAAAAGCCCCTCACGGCAAAGCACACACCGCAGCCGATTGATTCTCCTTGCGGTATTCTCCATAAGGCTCATGCCGTCACCTCGTCCGCTCTGGGAATGTTGCGGGCAACAGTCGGTCTGTAAAGGCTTGCCAGCCGCAGCCAATAATCGCGGTTGTCGTCAAGCTGCAAGCCGTCCGGCAGACTGAGAGAAGTGTCCTCGGCTTTGAGCAGCAGTCCTTCATAGCTTGCCGCCCGCAGATCACCGTCGTGCTTTTCCAGCAGCGTCAGCAGCGCCGCGTCGGTAAACCCCGAAGCGCAAGGACAATCGCATTCGCTGTCCGCAACAGTCTCCCGCAGATTGAACCGCAACGCCGGTATCAGGGAAGAATAATTATTTTCATCAGCCATTCCATCAGCCTCCTTTGATGCGCTCGATCAAAGCGTCCTTGTCGCCCGTTCTCACTCCGGCAAGGGAAATGCCGTGCATCCGTGCCATTGCGACAAGTTCAGTGATTCCCAGCGCGTCAAGATCATCAGGAATATCCGGCGGCAGTTCTTCCGGTTCGTCCGTCTGCACCGAATCGGGCGGAATGGCAAAGCCTTTGGCACTGAGCCAACCGGCGAGGAAGTCGCTCTCGCAGACTCCCACGCCGTTTTCAAATTCCACTCCGCTGCACACGCCGGTAAATGTCGGGTCGGGCGCGAGAAGTAAATAACGCATCAGCCGTTACCTCCCGAACCGGAAGAAGCGGTAGGCTCCGCGACAGTGACCGCACCAATATTGGTGATCTTGAAATGCTTCCATGCGGGGCCGTGATCCAGTCCCATCTGACCGAAGATCTGATATTCTTCGGCGGCACCGGTCTTGGCAAGCTGTTCGCGGAAGAAATTGCCCTTGCCGGGTACGTCCTGCTCCACCGGACGGATGCAGGAGAGATCAGCCCCGAGAAGCACGCCCGCAGGCATAAAGCGGTCGAGCATAATGCGCAGTGCGCCGAAGTCGGTCTCAATGGTCGTGAGGTTCACGCCGCCCACGTTGCGGGTATCGGGCAGATTGAAGCCCATCTGCTTGGCGTAGATGATGGAAAGATACTGCTTAACGGCTGAATTGCAGATCAGCACCATGTCGGTGAAATCCGCACCCGCATCATACGCGGCCTTGTATGCGGCGTTGAGAAAGTCCTGCGTCAGGGCAGCGTTCTCGCAGTCTACCACCGTGCCGGCAGCCGCAAGCATACCGCGCGTCTTGTTCGCCTGTGCGGAAGAACCGGCAAGCTGATAAGCGCCGTTGAGGAAGGTGTACTCGATATCACGCGCCATCTTTTCAAGGGCGCGGGCGGTCTGGAATTCCAGTTCGTTCGGGGCGTCATTCTGCGCACCGGCGGTATTGATACCGGAGAGTCTGCCACTGTTGGACTGCTTGGCGTAAGTGACCGATACCTTTTCATGGAACATCTGGGTCACATTGGTGCTCTGGGAGCGCACATAGCTGATTGCGGTCGGCGCGGTAAGTGAAGCCGTCTCAGAGATAGCAGGCTGTGCCGCCGCTTCATGCGAATACTCCACACCTGTCGCAAACTGGAAATTGTCGGTCTTGACCGCCGACCCCCTGATGAGGTTCAGAAAAGGGGTAACGATTGGCGAAGCGGAATAAAGCTGTCCCGCAAAATTCGGAAGATTAAATACGGTACCCGTACCGTTTACATTTGCCATATACTTTCAGATCCTTTCAAAATAAAATTATCTCAGATAGATTCCCTTTGCCGCCGCTTCCGAGATGATCACGGTAGCAA